ACAACACCGGAATCCGGTGTACGATACCCCACATAACACAAGGAGTGAACGATGAGCGAAGCAGCAACCGATAACGCGCTGACCTTGGACCGCCTGGCAAAGGTGTACCTCAAGATGCGCAGCCGCCTGGGTGACATCACCAAGGCATACGAGTCCGAAGCCGAAGACCTCAAGGCGAAGCAGCACGAGGTGGCGCTGGCAATGAAGGACATCATGCAGGCGACGGGCCAGAAGTCGGCGAAAACCGACCACGGCACGATCATCCTGTCAACCAAGACGCGGTATGTGGCGCAGGATTGGGACGCGATGAAGCGTTTCATCATCGACCACGACGCCGTCGATCTGCTGGAGAAGCGCATCGCACAGAAAGCGATGAGCGAGTTTCTGACCGACAACCCGGGCGTCGTCCCCCCGGGCCTCAACACCATGACCGAGGTGGACGTCTCGGTACGCAAGTCAACCTGATCCCAAGGAGTTATCCACATGAATGCAGTTACCGTTTTCAACCCCGGCGCCGTGCGCCCGGCCTACGCCAAGCAAGGCGAGCTGTCTGCTGTCGCCAAGGCGCTGGCCGGCGGCGGCGCTTCTGGCAAACGTCTATCCATCAAGGGTTGCGTGTTCCGCCTGATGGTGGACGGCAAGGAGGTCACCTCGATCGAGGACCGCTACCTGGACGTGGTCATCGTCAACGCCGCGCCCAAGGTGCACCGCACGTTCTACGCCGGCACCTACGTCGAAGGCAACACCTCTCCGCCAACCTGCTGGTCGGCCGACGGCAACGCGCCGGACCCGACGGTGAAGAACAAGCAAGCCGCGACCTGCGCCGCCTGCCCCCAGAACGTGGCCGGCTCCGGCCAGGGTGACTCCCGCGCCTGCCGTTTCGGGCAGCAGGTCGCCATCGTGCTGGCCAATGACATCGAGGGTGATGTCATGCAGCTGTCCCTCCCCGCCGCGTCGATCTTCGGCAAGGCCGAAGGCGAGAACCGTCCGCTGCAGGACTATGTCCGGTACATGTTGGCACAGGGCATCGACGTGACGCAGCTCGTCACCCGCCTGAAGTTCGACACGGCTGTTGCCACGCCCAAGCTGTTCTTCAGGCCCATGCGCTGGCTGGAGCAGGACGAGTTCGAAATCTGCCAGAAGCAAGGCACCTCGCCCGACGCGATCAAGGCCGTCACCATGACCGTGTCCCAGATGGACGGCGTGCAGCCCGCACCGGCTGCCGCAGCTCCCGCTGCCTTCACTGCACCGGCCGCGACCAAGCCCGCACCGGCGCCCGCGCCCGTGGTTGACGAAGAACCGCCCGCACCACCCCCGAAGGCGCGCAAGCCCCGCGCAGCCGCTGCACCGGCACCCCTGCCGCCCGAGCCGGAACCGGAACCGACCGTGCGCCAGGCCGCTCCTGCAGCCACCGCGCGTGTGCCGGCCACCAGCACGCTGATGGACACGCTCAACGCCTGGGACGACGAGTAAACCCTATGCCGTACTTCCAAAAAACGAAGGACGGCGTACGGGCGCGCAAAGCCGCCAACGCACCTCTCGGGGTGCGGCTGGCCAAGCTGGCTGTCAAGTCCGACTTCTCGGTCATTGAGATCGCGAAGAAGACTGGCGCATCCCGTACCACCGTCTACAGCTGGTTCTCTGGCAAGGGCGTCACCAACGCGTACAAGGCCGCAGTAACCAACCTCATTGCAGAGCTGAAACAACGCTGATCGGGAGCCCCGCATGGAACCGCTCGTGTTTCTATCGGCGGTACTTCCGTCCACTGGCAAGTTGTGTGTCGCCGTCATCGACGACACATCCAAGCAGCAGATATTCGTGGACAATCACGAGGAGCTGCAACGCGCGTCCGAACTGCAAGACATGGTCGGGCGCACCACATACATGGCTCTGGCGTCCTTCGACAATGCCAAGAGCCGCAAGGCGGAGCATGCGCTGTTCATGCGCAGCTTCTTCCTCGACCTCGACTGCGGTCCCGGGAAGATGTACGCCAACAAGAAGGAAGCAGTCATTGCGCTGGATGCGTTTCTGACAAGCAGCGGCCTCGCCGCGCTGGGGCGCCCGTGGCTGGTTGACTCCGGTGGTGGCGTGCACGTGTACTGGCCGCTGGACAAGGACGTACCCATCGCAGCCTGGAAGGTCATCGCGCAGATGCTCAAGCAGACGGCGGTGCAGCACCAGTTCAAGATCGACCACACAGTCACCGCCGACGCGTCGCGCGTGCTGCGCATGCCGGGCACCCACAACCGCAAGTACGGCGCAGACCGTATGGTGACACTGCGCCAGATGGGCGACGTGTTCAGCCTGACGGCCATATCCGAGCAACTCACACCGGTGACAACGGAGACCAGCGTGTCCACCGCGCCGGGCCGCTCCATGCAGCTTGTGCTGCCTGGCAAGCCCCTGAATAAAGCCCCGAGCGCCGTCGCGCAGGCGCTGGCGTCCAACACGATCACCTACTTCAAGAACATCATGGTCCGCACGGCGGCCGGCGACGGCTGCGCCCAGCTGGACTACTACGTGAAGAACGCCACGCAAGACGGACTCGAGCCGCTGTGGCGCGGGCTGCTGTCGATCGCCAAGCCGTGCGCTGACGGCGTCAAGGCGGCCACGATTCTCAGCAAGATGCACCCGTATGACCTGAACCGGATGCAGACCAAGCTGTCCGAGATCCGTGGGCCGTACCCCTGCGTGAAGCTGGACTCCGAGAACCCGGGCGTGTGCGGCGGGTGCAAGCACTGGGGGCAGATCACCAACCCGCTGGCGCTGGGGCGCGAACTCCAGCTTGTCAGCGAGGCGCGGGATGTCGAGTACGCGTCGGAGGACGGCGCGTCGTCCTACACGGTTCCGAGACCTAAGCCACCCAACGGGTTCACCTACGGGCGCAACGGCGGGGTGTTCTACCGGAAGACCGACATCGACAAGTCCGGAGAAACGAATACCAGGGAGATCATGCTTCTCCCGTTCGACTTCTTCATGCTGGACATGCTGGTCGAGGACGGCGTGTACGTCACACGCTTCATGGCCATCAAGCAGGGCGCGCGCCAGATCGTGGTGGTCCCCAACAAGGTCATCACCAGCACCGATGCCACCATGGCGGCGCTGGCCTCCCAGAACATCGTGGCGTCCTTCGGCGCCGGCAACGACAAGAACCTGTACACCTACGTGCGCGCATGCATCGGAGAAGCCAGCAGCACCGACAGCGCCCTGCTCGTACCGCCCAGCTACGGCTGGCAGCAGGATGGCTCATTCGCTCTGGGGGACCGGATCTTGAAGCCCGACGGCTCCTCGTACACGTTCGTGTCAGAGCGCCTGTCCAACCTGATCGCTGTGTCGCAGCCGCACGGCGTCATTGAAGACTGGGTGCAGGTTATTCAGATGCTGATGCGCAAGAAGCTGTGGGGGCAGGTCTGCAACCTGCTGTTGAGCTTCGGCTCGCCCCTGAAGCGGTTCACGCCGGCCGGCGCCCGGGCCTTCACGTTCCACATCGCCAGCAGCGCGTCGGGCGTGGGCAAGACCCTGGCCCTGTCGCTGGGCAACTCGGTCTGGGGACATCCTGTGAACTTCTCCGTGAAGCCTGCCACATCCGAGCGGACCATGCTGCAGCGCGCAGGCATGTTGGGCAGCCTGCCGCTGAACATCGACGAGGTCACCAACAAGGTGCGCGGCGGTGACAAGGAGTGGCTGCCGAACCACATCTTCGACTTCTCGCAGGGCGGCCACAAGCTCAAGGGCATGGGCTCGGCCAACGCGGAGATGCGCGACGACCTGCGCTGGGAGTCCAACAGCACGCTGACATCCAACGCCCCGATGATGGAGGCGATGATGGGCGCCCGGGAGACGACGTCCAACGGCGAGATGTACCGGTTGCTGGAGTGGCGCGCCAGCGCGCGGCTGACCTGGGAACCGGGCGAGCGCGATGTGCTCAAGCTGCTGGACCGCAACTACGGCACGGCCGGGCAGGTCTGGGCTCAGTGGCTCGTGCAGCACCAGGACCTGGCGCAACGCGCTGTGGCGGAGGCGATCGACGGCTGGCGCGAGCGGCTGCACTCCCCGGACGAGGAGCGGTTCTGGTCGGCCGGCGTCGGCTCCGCGCTGGCTGCGCTCACATTGCTGGGCCCCAAGCACGCCAACATCGTGGCGATCCCCATGCAGCCGGTGTTCGACTTCTTCAAGCTGCGTGTACAGGAGGCGCGGCGCATCATCAACACCAATCAGGTGTACGCCAAGGATCTGCTGAACGTGTACATCCGGGAGAACCACGGGAACTTCGTCAAGACAACCAGCCCGGACCAGAAGTTCGCCGTGTTCGCCGACGGGCGGGAGATCAGCAAGGACAGCGCCAAGGGGGCGATCCGGGGGCGCGTCGAGTACAACCTGGTGCCGGGCTGGACCGACTTTTACATCGACGTCCGGTTGCTCAAGGAGTTCTGTGCGCGGCGCAACAAGTCCTACATCGAGTTCGTGCAGGAGCTCTCCGACAGCATGAGCGTGGTGGAGATGCGCAAGGACCTGCTGGCCAAGACGCGCGGGCCGGCGTACCGGGTTCTGTGCCTGAAGATCAGCCAGCGCAATGAAGACCTGGAGTGAGCGCTACCCCTGGCACCAACACGCTGCCGGGGAGTCGTTCTTCGTGTCCAGCCTGGACGTCGGGCTGACCCTGAACCAGGGGCTGCGGGTGGGCAAGAGGATCCTGGGCAAGTATGCGCGCATCCGCGCCCAGGTCGGTGTCTACAACGGGTTGCTGGGTGTCCTGTTCACCGTGATACCGCCGCGACAGCATCGAGATACTTCCGACTCTCCGCCTCCCGCTTCGCCGCAATGATGTCGAGCAGCTCGCGCTTGCGCTCGGGCGTGTTGTCGCTGTTGCGCACCGCCTTCTCCTGCTTGGACAGATACTGCAGCTTGCCTTCCGCCTGACGCAGCATCGGGATGGTCTGCAGGTTCTCGATGTCCGCCAGGTACATCTTGGCGTCCTGCTTGCGCCCCTCGTTCACCATCTTGTCGAAGGTGGCCTTGGCCTGATCGGCGGCCTTGATCTTGGCGTACAGGATGTCGGTCGCCCCGTTGCCGTAGCGGTCCTGGAAAGACGTACCGATGAGCGGCGTTTCCGTCAGCTTGCGATCGGGCGCTTCGACATTGGGCGTACCGAACACCTGGTTCATGGCGGCGGCCGCCATCACCGGCAGGCTGCCCAGGTAGCCCCGGGCCAGGTGCTCGATCTGCAGCGGCGAGAGCTTGAGCGCATCCGGCGTCAGGTCGGACTGCAGCATCTCGGACATGCGCTTGGCCAGTTCCGTGGTACGCGCCGTGTAGCGTTCCTGCGGATCCAGACCCTTCATGTTGGCGCCCTCGATCTCGCGCCCGGTGAAGAAGCTGTGGTTGGTGCCGACCTCGATCAGCGGCTTGGCCAGCTGAGGCATCATGAACGAGCTGCCGCCAGGGATCTGGTTCAGGAACAGGTTGCGGATCGCCTTCCAGTGCTGTTCCGTGGACTCCCCGCGCATGAAGTCGATCAACGCCTCGGGCACAGCTTTCATGAGCAGGCCCACCTCGAACGGGATCGGCAGCTTGATGGTGACGTCGTTGGCCGGGTTGCTCGGGTCCCGGGACAGTGGCACGAACCAGTTGGCGTACCGATCGCTGGGGCGCGCGTTCTTGTAGGTGTCGTCGTCCTCCATCGCCATGGCGTAGATCAGCGTGCCGGCCATCAGCATGCCGGCGCGGTCCCAGAACTTCTGCTGGATGCCCAGGCGCTCCTGCATCGTGGCCTTGCCGGTCAGAGCCTTGTGCAACACGTTCAAACCCTGGATCTGCGCGTTGAAGAACGGGATCATGCGCGAGAAGTACTGTACGGTCGGCGACAGCCCGCGCTTGCTGAAGTTCATCATCTCCATAGCCGCCATCTCGGCTTCCATCTCGGAGCCCGTGCGCTTGAGCACGTCGTCGTAAAGCTGCTGGCGGGTCACGGAGTCAGCGCGCATCGCCGCGCGGTCCATCAGCGAGAACAGCTTGTTGAACGCACCCTCGTTGCCGCCGGCAAGCTGCATGGACATCTTTGCCAGATCGTCTGGGTCGCCTGTGAAGATCCCGCTCTGCACCACGCCCTTGCGGATCAGTGCGTCGGCCGTCGAGTTGTTGCGCCCGGCGGACTGCCGGGTGAATGCCGCCACCGCTTTGGCCACGGCGGCAAGCGGACCCCGGTCCAGGCCGCCGGTGAAGCTGGCAGCGAACGGGTCACGGAACAGCTGCCGGGCCACGTACATGGGGTTGCGCGTCACGCCGGCGCGCAGCACGTCGCCTGCCCACCCAAACGCCTTGAGGAAGCTGGGCATGACAGTGTACGTCCCCTCCAGACTGCGCGCGACCATCTCGGACGGGATGCCTTCGGCAGCCGTGCCTTCGGTGTCGACCACAACGTGGTACTCCTCGCCCTCC